CCCAGACGTTCGTGAAATTCGTTGGTGCCACGCCGTCTTTCTTGGACGGCAAAGCCCAATTGAATCACGAGCAGATTATGGAGGTGCTCTCTGGAGAAGCATGGACCGCCCCGAATAACCCTGAATAACTGTAAACAACCAAACTAACATGAAGAACATAGTATTGTTAATCGTAGCCGCACTCAGCGTAGCTCTTGCTTCGTGCGCGGTATCAACCCCGTGGGGTAACGTGAGTGTCAAACCCGCAGCGAGTCTTGACGTCAACATCTCGAAGTAATGGCTGACGCACTAAATTGGTTCAACGAGAACAAGGAGTCGCTGATCGCAATTCTTACCGGAATTGTAACGGTCGCCAGTATCATTGCTACTATGACCCCGAACGACAGCGACAATAAGGTCGTTGCGAAGGCTAATAAGATAGTGAGCTGGCTAGCTCTCAATATCGGTAAAGCTAAGAGTGAGTAATGGTAAAGCTGATTGTCAGTTTGCTGTTGCAATTCCCCAAACTTGCAGGTTTGTTTTTCAAGGTCAGGGATGAGTATGCGGAAGAAAGTAAAAAACGTCGTCGTAATCGCAACGATAAGCTCATTAATCGTTGGGTGCATGACCATGAGGACGAGTAGACTACCGTACTTTATCGAAAACCTTGAGAAACATTCCTTTACACTAGAACAGAGAGAGACAATCGGCGAAATCCTCAGATACGTTAACGATCTTGAGAATTAATGAACAACAACGACCCCAGGGTAACTCGCTGGTTGCCCTTAATCATCGCAATAGTTGGTGTCATAGTTTGGCTAGTTAGACTAGAAGGAAAGATTGAACATCACCATGAACTCCCTTATCACGACGGCGCAAAAGCGGCATACGACGATCTAATCGCAATTAAAGTCGAGCTTCGCTACTTCAGAGAAGAGCTAGGTGAGATAAAACGCTTCATGGAGAAGCTAAGAGAGTCTCCGTAGTTGCGTTCAACAGGAGAACAAGACCATGCCAATTTATACATTGAAAGCAGAAGGCTCAGACTAATTTCGCGGCTAAGTGTTTGTGTGATGGAGGTAGATACGTCAGACCCGTTAGTTCAACGGAAGTTGCAGCGACTCGCTCAGTTGAAGCGAGACTACGGTCTGGCGTTCTACACTCCACACAGGAAACAGGATATGTTCCACGCTGCTGGCGACTTCAAACGGAGGTATGTGAGGACCGGGAACAGATTCGGGAAGAGTGAGTTGGGTGCCGCTGAGGACTGTGCGTGGGCGCGTGGAGAGCGTCCGTGGTACTCGAAAGGCGATGAGCGCAGGACAATAGGGCTACCAGAAAGGGCGACGAAGGGGTTGATTATCGTTGCAGACTGGGACAAGGCCGAGGAGATTTTCACTGATACTACCATTGATTCTGATGGTATGGCTAAGGGTAAGTTACTGAAGTATCTGCCCAAATCCGAGATTAAGTTAGGACGTAAGAACAACGCAGGAGTGGTTGGAGAGATCAAAGTTAAGAGCATTCATGGTGGGTGGTCGACAATTCGAATGGACACCGTGAAGAGCTTTAAAGCTAACCCAATGGGACAAGAGAGTTCCGATTGGGATTGGATTCACGTTGATGAGCCTTGTCCCGAGGACATGTGGAAGGCTAATAGTCGTGGTCTTGTTGACCGTGCGGGTAGTGCGTGGTTTACGTGTACTCCTATCAACGAGGCATGGATTAACGACCAGTTTGTGCCTGGACGGAGAACTCGGATCAGTCAGGATAAGCCGTTGATCGTGGAGAAGAAGCGTGGTGATCTCAAGATACGGACCTGGATGATCACGGGTAGCTCGAGCGATAACCCTTACTTGAATGCTGAGGGGTTGGCGTTGTTCGAGGAGAGTTTGACGGAGGCCGAGAAGCAATGCAGGTTGCATGGACTTCCCCTAGCGTTGAGCGGACTGGTCTATAAGGCTTTTAAGTATGATGAGCACGTCTTGGAGAGTACGCCACACGGGTGGGCCGATGAGTTGACTCCGCCTGATTCTTACATGTTGAGAGTGGCGATTGATACGCACCCGGAGACTCCTCATGCGGTGCTGTTTGAGGCTACTAGTCCGACCGGGATCAGATTTTACTACGCGGAGCTGTTCAGGAAGTGTCTCATTAAGGAGCTGGCAGACGCTATTCACGAGATGACTGGTGGCGGTTTCGTGCAGGAGTTCTTGTGCGATCCGAGTGCGTTCATTGAGTATCCTAACGACGGTAGCTCCATGAGTGACGTGTTCTTCGAGTGTGGCATCCCGGTGGAGAAAGCCCCGAAAGATTTACAGCGTGGCATCCTTTCAACGGAAGCTGCGTTGGGTAGGAGGATAGACTCACCCAAAGGGATGAAGATCCCGCAGCTGTATTTTGGTAGTCACTGTGCTGAGACGATATGGGAATTCGATCATTACGAGTGGGATGTGCGTAAGGACAACAAGCCTATTGACAAGCATGACCACATGATGGAGAACCTCTACCGTCTGACCATTACACATCCAGGATATATTGATCCCAAACAGGATGAGGAAGCTACGATAATTCCGTTCACGAAGCGGTACGATCCGGACATGAATGTTGCTCACTACGGATTAAACATTGAAAAGAAAGAACCACGTAGGCCACGATACGGCTAGACGCTAAGCCATGATGGAACAAAGAATAATCGACGAGCTCAAGAAAGAGACGTTGAGTCCTAAACTACAAACCCTATTCAACCGGGCGCGTGGATTAGTGGACTCGAGCCGTGGGGCGATGAGTCAGCACTACACGAAGTGGGACGAGAACCACGCCACCTACAAGGGGTACAGGGCGGACGATAAGAAGGATCTGGAACAGATTCGGAAGGGGCAGCCGACTAAGCAGATCATGCCCATGACGTACGCTAAGGTTCATACGTTCAAGAGCTTTCTCATGTCGGTGTACATGCAGAAGGAACGCTTTCATGAGCTTCTTCCCGTTGGGATCGAGGATGAGGATACTCGGGAGCAGACTGAGTTGATCATGGAGAAGGATTACCGGAGGAACAAATGGCCGGTGGTCTTGGATCAGTTCCTTACCGACCTGGGTAAGTTCGATCTCGGTATCCTGAGTACTACTTGGAGGAAGGAACTTGCGTGGATCACTGAGGATATCGAGGAGGGTGGTACGTTCGCTTTCGGTCAGAAGGTTGGTGCGACTAAGGTTCCCAAGTCACGTGCTTTAGTGAAGAGCATGGGTAACGTGATTGAGAACGTCTCGCCCTACAACTTCTTTCCTGATTGGCGCGTTCCCTTGAAGCATTTCCAACGCGGTGAGTTCTGCGCTGATGAGCGCGCTTACAGTGTTGTGCAACTTAAGCGGTTGGAGCTGGAGAAGGAGATTGCTAACGTCGATAGCGTTAGGCACCTCGAGCGGAACCGGGCTGAGTTGCGTACCAAGACGTCACGTCTGGACGGAGTAGACTTTAATCACCCGGAGAGCAGCAAGAACGGTATTGTCGTTACTAGGGTGCAGATGGATGTGATTCCGAAGTACGTCGAGTTGAGTGACGGCAAGCCGATTGGACCTGAGGAACATCCGGTTCGGTATGCTTTGTGGATTGCTAACGATCAGCAGCTCATTAAGTTTGAGCCGATGAACTACCTGCACGGTGAGTTCACTTACGATGTTGCTCAGTACGAGAATGACGAACATGAGTTCATTAACCAGGGACTTGCTGGGATGATGAACAAGTTGCAGACTACGTTGGACTGGTTCTTCAATAGCCGCGTTGAGAGTGTTAGCCGGACGATTGATAACCAACTTGTAGTTGACCCGTTGGGTGTGGATATGAGCACGATTGTTAACCGCAGTCGGGTTATCCTGCTTAAGAAGGGTGCAGCAAGGACCGGCGTTGATCGGTATGTGAAGCAGCTCCAGGTGCAGGACGTTACGGCACGTCACATGGATGATGTGGCGATGATTAAGGAGCTAACTGACTTTGTGTTCGGGATCAATGAGAACATGAGCGGGCAGTTCCACCGCGGTAGGCGCAGTGCTACCGAGGCACGCGTTGTTAGTCAAGGTGCCGCTAGTCGGATGCTGACGATTGCTAAGAACATTTGGCACCAGGCCTTGTCGCCACAGGGACGTAAGGCGATGACGAACCTGAGGCAGGGGTTAGATTACGAGTTCTGGAGGAACGCGGTAGGCTTTAAGTATCCTGATGAGATGTTCCCGTTGTTCAAGGGTTCTCCTGAGATCCTAGTTCGGAATGACGACTTCTTCATCTTTGATGGGACGCTACCGAGCGATAAGGCGTTCCTGTCGCAGAGTTTACAAGAGATCCTCGGTATGGTGTTATCGAATCCGGAAGCAATCGCGCTGTTCGGAGTGAGTCCGAAACTGCTGCTAGAGAAGATTTACGAACTCCGCGGAGTGAAGGGACTAGAGACTTTCGACATTAGGAGAGATCCGCAACTGATGCAAATGCTACAGATGCAAGCGCAACAGCCGCAACAAGAACAAGCACCTAAGAAATAATGGATGCAAATGAGTTTGATCTTATTCCTGAAGGCGACGTGGCTATACTCGATGTTGAGCAGCTTAACAGTCTCGTGTCGGAGATACGTAAATTCGAGGCGTCGGAACTGGGTAAGTTCTTTAATGAGACGTTCGAGTCGTTGCGAGACGAGTCTAGAGACTTGGCACTCGCTTCTGTACCTAAAGATTTCCAAGCTGATAAAGAGCGCGAACAGCACATCGGTGGCTATCGTGCGTTCCAACGTGCGCGAAACTTCTTTGAGGAGCTTCGTGCAGAATTGAACAATCAACTAGAGAACAATGAGTGAAGAAACCATAAGTCCCGTAGAGGAACAAGCGTCAGGCCCGTCTCCAGAGGAGATCGCGGCGGAAGTAGTGAAGCAGATGCCAGAGGCGGCTCCAGAACAGCCGTCTATGACAGAGCAGGAGTTAGCAGCTCACCTGCAAGTCTGGGAACCAAACGAGCAATTCGCAGAGGCGTTTCGCACAGCCATTACAGATGAGGAGGCTACGAGTACTGATCGTATGCGAGCCTTTGAGGTGATGCGCGATGGTATGGTTAATCAGGCTACGCGGGGTGCAGAGTTGATGATTGAGGACAAGTTCAATGAGCTGCGTAATCAAGTGTCACCTGCCACCGAGTATGCTTACAAGGCTCAAGCAGATGCTATGTGGGACGAGTTCACAGGACGGCATCCGGAATTATCGGATCACAAAGATTTAGTAGATATGGTCAGCTCCAATCTGGCGAGTTCGGGTTACAGACCCACCAACAAGGATGAACTCTACGGTAAGGTAGCTGAAGCAGCTGAGGGAATGATCAAGCGTTTCGACCACTCCTTCAGTCTCAAAAAAGATTCTCAACCGAAACAGTCACAAGGTAATATGCCTGAGATGTCTGGTTCGGGTGGGGTGTCTCAGGGAGGACCTGGGACTCCAACTTCCCGGGGAGACGGCGCTTCTGTCGAATCTCTCTGGGGCTAATATAATTCTGATAAGGTGTGCCAGCAGTAGCATGGTGCAGAAGATCGGAGACTCAGCAAAACAACAACAACAGAAAGAATAAAATACGATGGCAGACCAAATTCTAGGTTTGACGACTGGAGACACTTTTGGCTCCACTACCTATCACAATAGGAACCATCGGCGCAGAGTCTTCCATGACCACCCAACGGGTGCTGCGCCGCTGACTGGCCTCCTCTCCCTTATGGAGACGGAGGATGTAGACTCTCCTGACGACTTCGGTTGGTGGGAGAAACGATTCGATCAACCCGAGTCAGTTATCGCTGACGC